GTACGTGACGACGGTCTGGGCCTGCCGCACCGGCGGCTTCTCCTCGAGATCGTCCGGGGCGTCGGCTCGGCGAGCAGCGCTGTTGAACGTCACGTCGTCGCTGATCCCGCCCGGCGCGGCGTTGACCAGCGACGCAACGTACCGAACCAGCTCGGACGTGAGCCGCGAGGCATCCGCTGGCTGGTACGTCCCTGCGTCGGCGGTGTAGCCGCCGTCAGTGTCGGCCGCGCGGGCCGTCACCACGATCGTCCCGGTGAGGTTCTGGCCAGCCCCCTCGTCCGTGAGGAAGCTAAACCCGGACTGGCCGCCGGGTGTCTCGGTTGCGAACGTGACCACCACCGTCGGGTACGGCGCCCCCACGTCGCCGACCGAGTCCGCGACCACTGGACACCGCGCGTCCTCGGGGAGTGCCGCGCTGGGGCCGTAGCCACGGACCTGCGCTGGATCCCACCGTGATCGCAGGAACGCCGCGAGGTCCTCATCGGGGTCGACAGGTGGCGTTTCAGTGGGCATCGGATCAGGTCAGGTCAGTACTCCACGGCCTCCAGTCGGAGGAGGCCGTTGTGTTCGCTCGCGACGTCGACGATCTGGTAGCGGACGCCCGTCGACCGATCGACCACGCGGGGCGTCGCTTCGCCGTCGACGCCGTAGCCAGTCCACTGATCGCGCGGCTCGGCGACGCGGATCACGAGGTCTGCCTCGCTGGTCGTCCCCTGCGGCTGCCGGTCGGCGTCCGCCTGCGGCGTCGCGAGTTCGGCGTCGACGACCCGCGTCGGCTGGTCGGGGTAGGTCGTGACGTAGCCGTCCGCTTCGTCGTACGTCTCGGTCGGTGCGTAGACGTCGAGCGTGTCCTGATAGCCCAGCGCCTCGAGATCGCGGTCGGCACCCGCCGCAAACCGATCCCACTGGTCCATCAGTCACCCACCTCAGTGCGGACCGACGCCGCCGCAGCCGGATCGACCGGCGCGCCGCTGGCATCGGTCTCGATCTCGTCGGCGTCCGGGAGTCGGCCGGCCGCCTCGAGGGGCACCGCCGCGATCGAGGCGCGGAGCGTCCCCGTGTCGACGGGCGCGAGTTCCTTCATCCGGCGCTCGAGGGCGAGCGCGACCGTCTGGACGAGCTCGTCGGCGCTATCGGCCTGGCCGAGGGTCGTTCGTGTGTTCGCCGCCACGAACCCCGCGAGGTCCGCCTGCGCTTCGGCGATCGCCGCCGAGAAGAACGGTTGCGGGTCCTGGTTCCGTGTCCCGAAGTTGACGTAGATGGCGTACTCGACCCGCGTCCCGACGACCCACGTGGCACCGCCGCCAGCGTACCGCTCCTGGAGGTCGTCGATCGCTTCGAGGACACTCCCGAGGCCGACATCGATGTCGATCTCGGTCACGAGTCGGTCGTCGACGTGACGTGTCGATCCGTGTCCGTCAGCACGCTCCGGGCTAACTCGCCGCTGGGGTCCACCTCGTCGAGCCGGGCTCGCAGCGACGCGAGTGACCGGCCTTGATACTCGACCGACCGGGAGGCGCCCGACCGGCGCCGGGCGGGCTTGTCTTTCGACTCCCGGATGAGGATCGCCGCGAGGTACTTCTCGATCTGTCGGATCTGCGCCGTCGGCAACTCCGACACGTCGTTCGTTTGCTCGTTGCGAAACTGGGCGTCTGCCAGCTTCGACGCGATCGCGGGGTCGTCGAGTGATGTGTCGATCACGCCGCGGACGTCGTCCGGTGTGGCGTCGGGCACGGGTCACCCCCGCCGGGCGGCGACGGCGTCCAGGACACCCTGCCGCGATGCTGCGGCCTCGATCGCGTCGAGGTGGGCGTCGTAGTCGCCGCTCTCGATGTCGGCGACGACTGGATCCATGGGCGTCCGGTCGACGAACGCCGCCGCATCGAACCCATCGTCGGCGCCGTCCGTGTCGTTGTCGGCCGGCGCCGATACCTGCTCGACGTGCGCGTGCATCGCGAGCAGCTGGTCGACGACGTCGTCAGCCACTTCGGCGTAGCCGTCGGCGTCGAACTTCAGCGGCGAGTCGGGGCCGAGGACCTGCTGGTTCTTGAGCGTGGCCGCGCCGCCGCTGTCGTGACGGAGCCAGGCCATGCTCAGGTGTTGATCTCGATGTTGGCCTGGGGCTTCGTCGCGACCCAGTCCCACCGACCGCGGATTTTGTACACGTCCTGGTCCTTCTCCTCCTCGCGGTAGGAGGTGACGTCCATCTCCCACCGCGTCGACTCCCAGCCGAACTGTTCGATGTCGATCATGAACGCCTGTCCGCTCGAGAAGGCACCGGAGTTCGAGAGGTAGACGGGGACGTCGCCGACCGTGCCGAGCAGCGCCTCGGTGCCGACCAGGTCGCCGCCCGGGAGGACCCCCTGCGTGATCACCTGATCGCCGAGCTCGGACGCCTGCGTGAACTCGTCCATCGTCAGGAAGTCCTCCATGTCCATCCCGCTCGCGAGGAGGATCGTGTCGGGCAGGTTGAGTTCGTCGACGAACGCCCGCTGCCGGGCGGCGACGATGTCGTCGTACTCGATCCGGTCGTTGTCGTTCGAGTTGGCGTCGATCGCACCGGCCGAGTTGGTGTTGCCCGACAGGACGCCGAAGGCGATCGCGTCCATCCGCTTCTCCTCGGCGCGCATCATGTCTTCGTTGACGTCCATCTCGACGTCGATGTAGCCGTCGGAGACGGCCTCGTCCGAGATGGGCACCTCGAACCCGTACTTCGTGTACGCGGCCGAAACCTCGCTGTAGGACTTCGAGGCGCGGGGGTACTGAGCGCCTTCGGGCACCTCGACGGCTTCGCCGTCGAAGTCGTTGTCCGAGACCGGGAAGTCGAACGAGTTGGAGTCGATCTCGGTGGCATCGTGGTTGCGGAACGCCCGCCGGGCCTGGTAATACTGGTTCCGGATCTTTTCGACGATCGCGCGGACGTCGTCGTCGCTGACGACGTCGGTTGCTGTGACTGCCATGGATTAGGTCAGAAGTACACCGCCGCTTCGTTGCTGCCAAGCGAGGCACCCTGCCACGTGCCGCCGGCGTCCGACAGAGCCAGCGCTGGCCCGCCGCTCGAGGCGGCCAGTTGGCCGTCGGTCGCCGACACGTCCAGACGGTTGCCCGCCGAGACGCTGTTCGCGACGTTCATGATCACAGCTCCGGACAGGACGATCGTCTCCTTGTCCCCGTCCTCGCCGTGATCCTGCACGGCGGCGCCGGCGAACTCCTCGCCCGCGCCCGTGTCCCCGCTGTTCGCCTGCGTCTGTTTGCCGTTCGACTGGTCGATCGCGACGGCGTCCCCCGCCGTGGGCGTGCCGTCGCTCACGATTCCGTCCGTGTCGGCACCTTCCGTGACGATGTCACCAGGTTCCTTGGGCATCTACAGCACCTCCAGCGCCGCCTCGTAGTCGTCGGCGTCGGCGAGGTCGGCGGCCTCCTCGCGTAGCGCCTCGGCGCGACTCTTGGGGAGGGCCGACCCCATCGCGTCGAGCTTCGTCTCGATCTCTTTGATGCGCTCGCGGTCCGACTCGGTGACGCCGTCGTCGGCGCCGCCAGTCGGCCCCGAGCCAGTCTCGGGCGACTGTGTGAGCGCCTCGACGTCGAGATCGCCGTCGTCGTCGCGGAACTCCGCCGCCATCGCCTCGAAGCTCATCGCCTCGACGGTCGTCGGCTTGAGCCCGGCGCGCTCCTGCAACGTCTCGGCCATCATGTCCTCGACGATGGCGACCCGCTCGCGCATCGCCTCTGCGGCCTCGCTGTCCACGACTTCGGGGTCGTCCACGTCCGCGGCCGCGTTGATCAGTTCCTCTTCGTCTTCGTCGAGCTCCGTGACCGCGTCCGCTTCGACGACCGTCGGGTCGTCCAGCTGGGCGGCGCGTGCCAGCAGCTCTCGCTCTCGATCTGTGAGGTCGTCCTTGCTCATTGTGGTCCTCCAGGTGGCCGCGGTGCTCGGGGCCCTGCTGCCGTCTGGCCCGTCATCACTCCCGCGGTGATCGTCGTCCGCTACGCCACCGGTGCCGGCTTCAACGTCCGCCTCGAGACGCCCCCGCCAGACGTCGTCGAACGTCTCGTCCGAGATCGCGCCTGCCTCGCTGGCCTCAACCGCCAGGTCCTCGAACATCGACCGGAGGCGGGCGACGTCCGACTCGTCCGGGCCCTCGGTCTGTGGCGCCATCCGCCAGGCGGCGTCGAGCGCGTTCGTGTTTACGCGGCCCTCGCCGTCGACGACGAACAGCGAGAGGTCGCCGAAGGTGTCGCCCTCGCCGCCGATCCAGGTCGCCGAGTTGCGGGCGTCGTCCATCGACCCGTCGAACGTCCCCGACAGCGTCGGCGCGTCCCAGGACGTGCTGGACCAGCCGTCGAACGACGGTTTGGACAGCGACAGCGCCTCGACACCACCGGGCGAGAGCACCGCTTGCACGGCTGCTTCGAC